AAATGTACCAGAAGTTCCAATTAAATTTAAATTGGTTGATGTTGTAGTACCAGAATTTTGAATATATCCAGTAGCACCACTACTTACACCTCTAACACGTTCTGTTTGTGTTACTGCAATCTGTTGGCTTAATACCAATGCAGTATATGTTTGAATATCATAGAGATATAGATCCCATTTAGATGCCTTATTTACAAAAGAACCATCAGTTAAATTAAATGCATAAACTCTTGCACTACCAATTTCCGAACCACCAGTTGCATTTGGTGAAGTAGTTCTTCTTTGATCATGCAATAAAACAGTATTATTACTAATATTATTATCAATAATAGGTGTTCCAACAACGTTATTAACCCTAAACAAGGTTCCCATTTCAAATGGAACACTTGCACTAGCAATTTTTTGCTTATCTCTTGGTTTTTCTACATCTACAATTCTATTTCTTTGTGTTTCAACATCATATCCCCTAACATATGCTTTTCCTGGAGACACACTTACACCCATCAAATCTTCTGATGGTGTATTTCCACGTTGTGTTTGTTGATCACTATAGTATATACCGCCATTTGACTTGCGATCATTTAATGTTTCCTTAACATCAACAGTAAAATTACCTACAGTATAGTCACCAGACTCTTCATATGTTCTCTTAGCAAAGTAATCTCTAATAACAGAATATTCAGATTTGTTCTGTAATTTCTTAACAACACCATTTTCAATCCTCATTAACTCCACAAATGTCTTATCATCGTGGTCTGTTAGGAGTTTTGTTGATAGTTTAGTAGAAATTTTTAATCTATCTGCACCTGGAGCAGCATAGTTAGAGAATCCCTTAGCATTATCATATAAGGTTGTATTCTCTTTTGCGGTAATAATCTCTTCAGAGATTGTTAAACCAACTCTATAGGAAGGTTTATTTGTATATGGATCAAGAACTATCTTATCAGCATCAACATCAACAAAAGTTCCACGTATAAAGTATACGCCCGCACCAATTGCAGCTGCACTGCCCGCACCAGTTGCATTCTCAGATATAATAGTTGCTATTGAATCTTCAGCACTAACAGCAGTATTTCCATAGGTAAATGCATCTTCGGTGATTAAAACTTCACCATCATGCATATCAGTTGCTTCATTACTAGTACCTGATCTAATATATGTTACATAAATGGTAGGATCAGTTATTCCTGTTACTGAATTTACATTAAAATACTTATCTACTTTACATACTACGCCAGAATCTTTACCCCTTAAACGCTTTCCAACTAACTTTTCACCATAAACGGATATATCTATACCTAAATGATCACCATTTAACTTAATATATGAATAATGAACAATATTTGTAATATTACCAGGGATCACCATTGACCCCTCTTTAAATACATGACTACCAAATGATTCTACTTGATTTTGCAGAATCGATTGAAGAGTCGTTAACTCCCTAGCCTGTACAGGATGTCCTGGTTTGAAAAGTACCCTATAGAAATTATTATACTTGTCAAAGTCATCATAATAGGGACTTATATTAAGATTCGTTTTTTGTGGCATGATTTGTTAGAATTCCAGGATGATTTTAACGTCTTCTTTTTGGCGAGAATTTCGTGTGATTTCAGGACGATTATCAATGTAAATAATATCCCCTGAGCCTTTATTTATCTCAGGATTGGCAATGCCATTTGTAAACTCAAGTCCAAGTGAAATAAGTTTGTTTCCAGATGGGTTAGTGTTAATTCCAGTAAAATTACGATCTATTGTTCCAGTAAATCCATCACCACTTAAAATATTGTTAACCGTAGCCGCTTGACTAGGATCAGCAGTGAAGAAACTCAAAACATTACCAGTATTTGAAACACCAGAATGATCTTGAGTATCATAAGTAGTTGGATTTAAAAATAATGTTCTATCCTGTGTATATTTAAGGACTTTTGTTTCCCTATCATATGAGGATATATAACCCTTTGCAGTTCCTTGTGTAGTTACTTGAGTTATTTGTTGACCAATCGCAGGAACTGTTGTACTTTCATTTGATACAGATGAAAATTTAAACGCACCCAATGATGAATATTGATTCTGATTGAAAATAGAACTAGCAGTTCCTATTGTAGTAGGATTCTTAACTATTCCTATTTGCCCAAATTTTGTATCAGTTGGGAAATCTCTTGTTGAATCATCAAATCTAGCGTAAACTAGTACTTTATCAGCACCCAATTCAGTGTAAATGTCATTACCATGTCCTTTTGCAGGAGGAATAATAGGAATTAAATTAGCGTTTACAGTACCAACTCCAACAGGACGTATTGGTCCTAAATCAACAACACCAAAACTATAACCTTTACCACCAGCAGAAACTACTGCATTTGTAATATTACCACTTGAGTTAACATCTACAACACACTTTGCACCCTCACCATCACCAAGAATATTCAATTCCCAAGAACCAGCAGAATAACCAGTTCCTCTATCTTTAATATAAACCTGTTTAATCTGATTTTCATTAACATCAGAATCACCATTATTTCTTACTGAAGTTACCTGAGCATCAGTTGAGGTATCCCAACTAGAAGGTAATGAAATATAGTCTGTAGAATCAAACTTAATAATATCATTAGGACTAACAGTAAACAAATACTTCCAAGTATATCCATCAACACCGTCACCTGCTTTAGATGGTTCTAAATCAGTAAAAGTGGGTTCATTCAATGAAGCATTACCAGTAGTTGAAATACCAGAAGATCCATTATCAACACAAATATAAACTTTATAATCACTATTAATTACATAATAATTTGCATCATATAGTCTAGATGAACCTGTAATCGGGGATAGATTCGTTAAACTATAATCATGGCGATACATTTCATATTTTGTTCCTCGTGCCCAACTAACTTTTCTTGCTAGTCTTCTTACGTTGGCAGAAGTAACCTTCTTACCAAAAGACATATTATCTCCAACAAAACCATGATAATCAAAGTTATCTGTAGGACTGGGAGTTGCGGTATCCCAAGTAGAGTCTTTACCATATCCACTAGAAGTAGGATTCGACAATCCTACGAAAACATAGTATGAGTTAGAAGTATCTGTAACGGAGTCAACAAAATTACCCGCATTCAATATTCTAAATTGATCTGTTACAATTGCAGCCATCTTATTAGCTTTTTCCTATATTTATACTACCCAAGATCCTTTCTAAGAGCACCATTGGATCTTATTCCAAATCCTCTCCTCTGAATCGTTGGGAATGTGCTTATACCAGAAGTAAGAATGTTACCTGTGACGGCAATTCCAACTCCACTGGTTCTTGTATCGGTATATTCTAATGAACCCCAAGAGAACCTACCAACTCCAGCATATGTAGTTATACCACTAGTAGTGTTGGCAGTAATTGCTATTCCAGCAATATTTGAACCACCTTTAACTCTGCAAGAGATTTTAGCAGTTTCATTATCAAACCTAGTGTATGTAGAAACTTTATAAACATTGTCTATAAAGGTTGTTCCAATACTAATAACAGAAGCTTCTTCAACATCAATTGAAGTAACACCATGACCTACGGTAGTACCACTTATGTAAATTGGCCAACCAGGTTTTAAGTCATTAGTAAGATTTTGTCCACCCTCACTCTTATGAAGATCAAAGTTAATATAACACTCACTACCATTATGTGATGTACTAATACCAGTAATAATACCAGAGAATCCTTTTATACTTGTATCACCAATATTTGTAAATGTCTCATCTAGTGGGACAGTTTCAATAGGTACAAGTACATTTGGAGGTATTGAGTGTGTATATCCAACACCAATGCTTGTTATATTTGCTGTTCCAGATAAAGAACCATTAACAACAGGTACAGTTGCAGTTGCTATTCCAGTGTAAACACCAACTCCACCAACAAAGGTAACAGCAGAACCTACAGGTCTAGCAATGGATACTGTAACAGCAGAACCAATATATCCAGAACCACCGTTAGAAATTGTTAATGCACTTATAGTTCCTGCAGCAGAAACTGTTGCTGTTATTGCTGCAGAAACTGGTTCAGCATTCTGCATTACAAATGCACTAGAACTAATAATGGTAATATTATTTTCAGTCTTTTCATATTTAAAGAAATGTGCATCATCAACAAATATTGAAGAAATACCAGTTGCAGGTAAATCCGCAATAACTTTAGCGGTTGGGAAAACTAATCCCTCAATAGAATCCCTAGACTTATAAACATTTTCACCTTCAATATTCTTATCAACTTTCTGCTTACTCCAATCTAATAACCTGTAATCAAC